CTGAAAGGTCATGGCAAGGCAGGATAGGCGGTGGCGTTGCTCTTAAACCTGACATGGAAACCTACACTGCATTCGCTGACCGATACGACCTATCAGTAGATCTCATCCTGTCTCTTGAGGACTCTGTGAGAAGGGACTTTAGGGTTGAGAATTGCCCAATCCTTATCACAGATCAGATCTACATTGACTGCTTAAAGAAGGAGGTGAGCCCGAAGGAGTGGGAGGATAACTATACACACACTCCTAAGGTGGATGAGCATCATATGATTACTGTGGAGATTCCAAGGTATGAAGAGGCTGCAAAGCTAGATGGAGCAAGGAGCTTCCTACACGCCATGCGTCGAGCACGAGCATGGGGTAGACAGGAAGACCATGAGTTTGGGACCACCAACCATGAATTGTTACATCAGTTGTTCACCTCAGTTTCTTACATCAATTTTGAGGCAGGAGTGGCTCTTCATCAGGCGTACAACAGACGTGCACTGGAAACGGGCATACAGGTGGCTGCAAAAGGGAAAAAGACTGGCCCGAAGCCACCTCAGCCGCCCGTAACCAGGAGGGCTGGAAAGCTTGATAGGTACATTGTTGCAAACTCATCACCATTTCACCCTGCGGCTGAAGGGGCTAAGATCCCTGATGATATAGCCATGCCCGGTGTTGCCGCAAGCTTCAAGCTGGATGTTGATAGGTCTATTGACGCCAATGGCTTCTTAGTCTTTGGTGTCAGGGCGGACCCACTCAACAGCTTGATGGATCCAGCATCCATCACAGCCGGCGGTGCCATTACTTGGGCCACAGCTAACGCTGTGACGGTAACCAGTGCATCAAATTTTCCATCCTCAAGTGAGTATCGTCTATACAGGCTTGTGGGTGCTGGCATGCGACTTAGTTATATCTCAGCAGGAGATGTGGCGGCAGGCAAGATTATCATTGGCATGGGCCCAGAAACCCTCCATTCAACCTATGAGTTTGGATGGCCAGAGTTTCCTGACACCGTGGCTTTGTTCAATGCATTGCCTGAGCAGGTGGAATTGACAGTTGCTGATCTGGTGAAAGCACCGATCACAGTGCCATTAAGAAGATTTGGTCCAAGGTCTAGAGAGTATATACTCAATGGTAGAGGCAAGCTCAACTCAATCTATTCTGAGATGGGGGTTGATGCCACTACTGGATGGTCCAACATCTTCGTAATGGTATCTGGTGGTACAGCTGATGCTGTCATCGAGGTAGAGATGGTTTATCACGTTGAGTTGATGTACAATGGAG